GTGCTTGTTCAAATACTATTTTATACTGTTCGTCGCCAATGTCAATAATCTTTGCGTCCTCTCCAGTGGAATTTTTCCAATAGGAGATTTCCAGAGGCTTGCCGAGAAGGGCTTGGGGATTAAATGTTTTGTTCATGCTTTGTATTCTAATTTTTATTTTACAATCTTAAGCTTGCTTACGTCAACACCGAACTTAGCAGCAATGTCATCTAACGTCAGCTCAAGTGGTTTGGTGAGAGTGTTGAACTCTTTTTCTGATAGATACTTACCATCAACATACCATACTTTATATCCATCAGCAAATTCAACTGCTGGTCCATCAAGCCGATGAAGAATGGTCATCGATTTGTCTTTGTAGTAACGCTTGCAGCCGTTTTCATCAATTTGAATGTATTGTGCTTCTTGCATGTTTTTATTGTATTCTAGTTTTTATTTTACAATCTTAAGCTTGCTTACGTCAACGCCGAACTTAGCAGCAATGTCTTCTAGCGTCAGCTCAAGTGGTTCTGACAGAGTGTTGAACTCTTGTTCTGATAGATACTTACCATCAACAAACCATGCTTTACGTCCATCAGCACCTTCAACTGCTGGCCCATCAAGCCGATGACGCTTATCATCAACCCACCATTCTTTACGTCCATCAGCCCATTCAATTGCTGCCCCATCAAGCCGATGACATTTACCATCGACCCACCATTCTTTACGTCCATCAGCACCTTCAATTGCTGGTTCATCTAGACGATGACGTTTACCATCGACAAACCATACTTTACCTCCATTGGCATATTCAATTGCTGGTCCATCTAGACGATGACGAATAGTCATGGCTTTGTCTTTAAAGTAAAACTTATTACCATCTCTATCGATTCGAATATATTGTTTTTCTTGCATGTTTTTATTGTATTCTAGTTTTTATCAGAAAGCGAAAACCCCTTGGTCTTGCTCAGAGATAATTCACTCGCTGATAGTTCTTGTGATGATCTGGCAATTCTTGGGATTCGGTAGATCATCAAATTCCTCCACGGTGTTACTGTCAATGATCATAAGCAGAACCTTCAGGAATTCGCCATGAGATAAGATAATAATATTCTCGTCCTTAAAATTATTCTTGAGATATTCCAGAAAGACGAATGCCCTTTGATAAACATCGGCAAACGATTCACCTCCCGTTGGGCGACGATAGAAATCAAATAGGTGTTTACGCTCTCCCCGTGTTTTGAATTGCTCCACTTCATCCCGTAGATTTCCCCATTCACGTTCACGTATAAGGGCATTGAAAAACATGATACAGTCATCATCAATGTATGTTTTGATTATGTTTGCGGTTTCAACTGCTCGCACATATGGACTGGATATGATAATGGGATCATTGACAATATATTTCAAATCTTTGCCAACCTTCTCAGCCTGTTTCTTACCTTCCTCTGTTAGATTGATTTTCCAATCAGGCATTATATTATACGCTTCGGCATTTTCATTGCCTATTGAGCGTCCATGTCTAATTAAATATAATTTCATAATAATATTAATATCATTTAATTTTGATATATCTTTTATTACACTAATTCCTCATGTAAATTTCGATACTCCTGTATGATCTTCCATACAGCGGCAGCACCCCTACCAAACTTCTGCATCTTACCCTCTCCGACAAGCTCCCGAAGGAGAATCTCAGCGGTTTGACCAGACACCCCAAGCTTATCACTGATACTATCCAGAGTCAAGTGGGGAGGCTCATCCATGTTTAGGATTTCTTCCTTGCGAACATCGGCAGCAGGAGTCTTGTCTTTCTTAGTCTTCTCCTCTTCCACGGGAGCAACGTAAGCACCCTTGAAGTCAAAGCCATTGGAAGTCATCATTGCCATATGAATCTTGGTTTCCCCAAAGCGATTCTTATACACATGGAAGAGACGCATGGTATCATCCTCCTTATCCACCGTGACTTTCATGTTCACATCCACAGCATGGATGATATCAGTTCCACCCTTGGGCAGTCCTTGAGTGGTGATATGGAGAACAAACACCAGAACGCATCCGGTTTCCTTAGCAGTCGATAGAAGCAAATCTTGTGCGTATTGGTAGAACTCCCGCTTCTTCATTTTAGAATTGGAGGAACGAAGGGCTTGGAAGCTATCCACAACCATGAAATCGTAATCAGACATGGCTTCCGCAATATCCTCAACATTGCTGATATGCGCCACATCCACATCCGTAACACCTAAACGCTTGCAAGCATAAGCAATTTGGAAGTGGGATTCCTCACCGGATGCAATGGCAGCTTTCTTACCTTGAGTGGTAAGCATCTGAGCAATTAAACAATTTAGAGTACTTTTACCTGAGCCTGCTGTACCCGTCATCGCAATCGTGCTTCCCGGCATGAAACCAGAAAGATGTTCAGTGCCAAACATCAGGTCAATCTCAGGACATCCCGTATTCATCCGATTGAAATAGGAATCGGGAATCTCGATTGAGGAGCATTTTGTAAATTTGGTTTCAAGTGTTGATAAATTCATAACGACAATAGAATATCCTAGTTTTTAATTAATGTTTTGCCTGTGTCCCAAGAGTTCAGCCTTCTTGGGATTGATCGATCCCTGCGATGATTTTATCTGCAAGTCTGATCGCATTATTCTTGGTGAGACATAGGAAACGATGCGTCATCCTGCTTTTATCATTGAAGATAATAACAGGGTAAAATCCAATTTTTGTTTTACGGTAGGATGCTTTCATGAAGTTCAATATATTCTAGTTTTTAAGAACAATCTTATTCCTTACCATAAGCTGACTTATCGGCATCCACTCCGAAATCAATCCCACCATCCTCATAACCCAGACGGTAGAACTCGTTAGAGAGATCTTTCATCACATCACGAATTTCTTTCATGTTATCCTCATTACAAAGTCCCCTCTCATACAATACAGTTAGGGCTGTTTCAATCTTCATGTTTTCTTTTTTTATTTTTTCGTCGTTAATATTTATTATAATTTTACCATTATCCATCACCATCATTCCTCGATCCATCATATCATCAATGGTTGTATTGAACATATCAGTTCCATCCCATTTATCAAGGACTTCTTTGGGTTGATGGGGATAGGACATGATCACCCCCACCGTTCCTATCTCCGTAAGAGACAATCGCCCATCAAACAATTCAATTGGTAATATAATTTCTTTACTCATAATCAATGTAATTTAATCCATGATGCCAATGTGTCAATGGAGAAGATTCCCATCACATTTAAACGAATACACGCTTGGTAGAATTCTGCCTGTTTGAATCCCGAATCGGAATCGTAGATGAATGCCGTCTCATTGGGAGTTGCCCGAACATAGAATTCAGGTAATTTTTTGGATACTCCCCATCCCACCAGATTATTCAACAATCGCTGAATAGTATCATCCGAAGATTGTATCACGCCTGAAAATACAAAACCAAAGCTTTCGCTATGATAATATTTCAATTCGTGAATAGGTAATATTTTTTCTTCTACCATTATTGTATAATTAAAAAGTAAATATAATTAGTCATAACTCTTTAGAATTGATTCAAAGACTGGGCAATATGTATAATAATTATCAAAAGAATACACACGATTCCTAAAAAAGATATAGCAAATTGATTCATAATCAGGAATACCAGAAATTTCATCTATAATTGGATGAGATACATAGAAAAATTCTCCTTTATATGTATGTTTAACCACTGAACGAAGATCTTCAATGAATTGATCATACCAATCATCTGGTTCTTTTTGATGATTGGTATAAAATACATCATACTCGTATTTGCGGGCTACTTCACTTCCCATGAGGATACAGTCGAATAGCACTTTGTTTTTTACGTTTTCTAGATTGATTGCGAATTTTTCCATATTTTTATTTGTTTTTTTACTCTGGCGGCAACTTTGCAAAGACTTAATACTTATCTTCGACTTTCTTATTCAACTTATTGATTCGTTTCCCAACTTTCTCAATTCGGGCAGTAGCTTCATTTAACTGATCCTCTAGTAGCTCATCGTATTGGATATACATGTCACGCCAGCGTTTGGCTTCTTCTCGCCACAATTTGTTTTCAGCTACTAATTCGTCAACTCTTTTGAGCGTTTGATTATAGTTCTCTTCATTTACTTGTGCGCGTAATTTCCAGATTTCAGTTTCGTTTGTTTCCATTTTATTTTATGTGTTATTGTCATTTACCATCAAAGATATTTTTATCAATTACTTGCATTTTGTGGGTGATTTAAAAACCATTCTGGAGTCTCTCGTCTTGTCCATTTAGCAAAAGGAGCCTTATCACAGATATAATATAAACGATATTTGTCAACTATAGATGATGAATCGAATGATGGATGATGACGACAATTTTGATCTGCTGCGATTGCGATTGCAAATTCAGTGAGATCACCATCTGGCACTTGAGCTTTGTTTATATTATTGAATACCCAGTCAATAAAAGAAGAAACAAAGTGTGGATTATAACCACGGAAAAGCCTTTCTTGTTCTAGAGCGATGGTGTGATCCAACAACCATAACATATTTGCCAAATTCTTGCGAGTCCAAATGCTAGATGGATGATTCCAGTGAGAATACTTTCGAACTGTTCCTGCTTTTGTAAGCGGAGCAGTCTCAATATCTTTTTGAGAGAAACAGTTAGTGAGCATTTGAACACTCTCTAGAACCATCTTATTGATGTGAAGGTTGCACATTTGCTGTGCTGCCATTACAGGATTTTCGTCGATACAGAATATATTCATTTTTCCCAGATATTTGCTTCAGAACTTTTACCTCTGGAACTGCCCTCGGTATTCTCAAGTTCCTGTTCATTATAGAGGATGCCATCAATATAGTCAAGACCATTCGGGGATTCTTTTACAATAAATTTAAGCAATGATGGGTCAAATGATTCTGTTTCAAACGAATCACCAAAAATTGTTCCTTTCTCATAGGAATGATACTCCAGCACTTGATCTGGAATGTCCTCAAATTTAACATCTGAGCCAACATAATTAATACATTCATGTTTTTCCGCAAAATCTCTGAATTTTTCTTCAATGATTGTTTTTGATGATCCATCTTCAAACAGTTCTTCCACAAGAATAGAACAAGAATCCAAATCGGGGCTATAATAATGCAAGAATTTTAAACTGCTATCTTCAATATAGATAGATTCATTATCCTCAAGCAAGAAATTATGCTCATAGGGAATGTCGATTGATTCATCAGGGCTGAGAATATAATCCACAATATCAATCTCTTCATTCTTTTGTTGCTGAAACCAGTATGAATATTGATCTTCGTTTAAGCGTAGGAAAATACTTTCCGCGCCATGACCATTTAATGTTAATAAATATTTATTCATAATTTTTATCTTCAAATAATTCTTTAACGCTATCTTCACAAAAAGTTTGGTGAATTAGGATCGTCTTAAATGCAGTAATCCAATCATCTACATTAGCATCCCAGTTCAGTGTGAGAAGTAATGATTTATTGTGTATATAACTATCTACGGTGATTGTCGTTTTATCGTCTTTACTTGGTAACATATTATAATTCATTTAATTTTGAAATTAATCGTTTAATTTGCGTCTGAGAACAATCAGGTCGGTTTACATATTCTAATACTGCATCAACCGCAGCGCCACAACTTAAACCGCATAATTTATCTGCCGCCATAGAAACTGTTTCTTTGTGATTCTCGGTCGTATGATCACGGTTTTGAATATCAATCAAGTGATCCACAAGATCGGCAATGCCTTGATCATTGAGCAATACCATGTCAGCGTATGGTTTACCCTTGAGGCAATTCCATGCTAATTTAATACGATTACCCCACGATCTATTTTGTGGGTTAGAGTGGAACAGAGAAATTTCTGTGCCGAAATAATCATTGTATTCAACCCATAAACCTTCACTACCACATTCACATCTAAAAAATTTACCTTGCATGTTTTTATTATATTGGTGTTCCTTTATTTTACAATCTTAAGTTTGCTTACGTCAACACCGAACTTAGCAGCAATGTCATCTAAAGTAAGTTCAATTGGTTTGGTAAGAGCATTAAATTCTTGTTCTGATAGACGCTTACCATCGACCCACCATGCTTTATATCCATCAGCCCATTCAATTGCTGGCCCATCAAGACGATGAAGTTTACCATCAACAAACCATGATTTATTCCCATTAGCCCATTTAATTGCTGGCACATCAAGACGATGAAGTTTACCATCAACAAACCATGATTTATATCCACTAGCACCTTCAAACGCTGGTCCATCTAGACGATGACGTTTACCATCGACATACCATGCTTTACTCCCATCAGAAAATTCAATTGCTGCCCCATCAAGACGATGACGCTTATCATCAACCCACCATTCTTTACGTCCATCAGCATTTTCAACGGCTGGTCCATCTAGACGATGAAGTTTACCATCGACATACCATTCTTTACTTCCATCAACACCTTCAATGGCTGGTCCATCTAGACGATGAAGTTTATCATCAACATACCATTCTTTACTTCCATCAACACCTTCAAAGGCTGGTTCATCTAGACGATGAAGTTTACCATCAACAAACCATGATTTATTCCCATTAGCACCTTCAAACGCTGGTCCATCTAGTCGATGACGTTTACCATCCACAAACCATGCTTTATATCCATGAGCATATTCAACTGCTGGCCCATCAAGCCGATGAAGTTTACCATCAACATACCATGCTTTACTCCCATCAGCACCTTCAAACGCTGGTCCATCAAGACGATGACGAATAGTCATCGTTTTGTTTTTGTAGTAAAACTTATTACCATCTTTATCGATTTTAATGTATTGTGCTTCTTGCATGTTTTTATTGTATTCTAGTTTTTACTTTACAATCTTAAGCTTGCTTACGTCAACGCCGAACTTAGCAGCAATGTCATCTAAAGTAAGTTCAATTGGTTTCGATAGAGCGTTAAACGCTTCTTCTGATAGAAGTTTATCATCAACCCACCATGCTTTATATCCATTAGCCCATTCAAATGCAGGTCCATCTAGCCGATGCTGTTTACCATCGACCCACCATTCTTTACTCCCATCAGAAAATTCAAATGCAGGTCCATCTAGCCGATGAAGTTTACCATCAACAAACCATAC